ATATCAAATTAAAATAGTCGTAGGAGTTTTTAATGATAAACAAGATGCACTTAATCACGCATCATTTGTTGCTTTAACAAGAAGTATAGATTTTACACCTGAACAATTTTCAATAGGATTGGAAGAACTTTTAGATGTAGATGAAATGAAAAATAAAACAATACATTAAATGCACTTAAATTCAAAACAACTTAAATTATTTAAAGGAATAAAAGAAAGAATTTGGTTTCAACAAAATAGATTAAGAACTCCATACGAAAGACAATGGAGAAACTCATTAAATAATTTTTTTAATGGTATGGCTAAAGGAGTTGGAACTGCTTATGGACAATATGGAAGTCAAATAATGCTTGACTTTGAATTAAGAAAACAAGGCGACTTATTGAAATCCATATTTAAAGTACAATATACAGTTATTGGTAATGCTTTTAAAGAATACGCATTAGGAAGATTTTATTCAAAAGACTTTGATGCTGATTTTGATAAACAGTTATCAGAGTTTATTGATGAAAATAGTGCAGTATGGGTGACTGAAATTGATGAAACTACTCGTAAGAGAATAGCGAAAGTTATTGACAAAAGTTATAACGATGGTTTATCAACAGAAGAAACTGGTACTGCAATAAGAAATATGATTATTGGAATGGGAGTTTATAGAGCAAACCTTATTTCAAGAACAGAAACACATAGAGTTGCATCATTTGCCAATGAAGCAGTAGCAGAAAATATGAGAATAGCTGGTACTGTTAAAGAATGGGTTGCAATTCAAGACGAACGAACAAGAGTTGCTCATGCATTTGCGTCAGGTCAAACTGTACCACTTGAAGAGCAATTTATTGTTGGTGGAGAAAAATTAAAGTTTCCAGGCGATCCAAAAGGTTCTGCTGGAAATACAATTAATTGCAGGTGCGTAGTAGTTTACACAACACCTGACTTTCAATAAAGGAGAAATAAAATGGAATATATAATTGGAATTTTAATCGGTATAGCACTTTGTAGAACAAACGATAAATACAAGTGGTTTACAAATTGTTGTAATAAAATTATGAAAATGAAAAAAGGTAAATAATGCCATTAGTTAAACCAAGAGATAAGGAGGAACGAAGTAAGTTTATGTCAAGATGTATGGCAGATGATAAGTCCAAAGAGGAATATCCTGATGTCACTCAAAGACTGGCAGTTTGCAGTTCCATTTACAAAAAAAAAGATAAAAAGGAGAAATATACAATGAGTGATATTGAAAAAATGGGAGATGCAATAAAGTCATTAACAGATATTATATCTTCAAAAGCAAGAGTAGGAGATGGCTCAACAGCAAAACCTAATAAGCCAGAGTCAGAAGCATTTATAGACACAAGTGCTATGGAGGAAGATGATATGGAAAAAGAAGCAAGAAGCGAAGATATGTTTGATAACATAGCTGATGCTAGAGCAAAAGCAAAAGAGATTGGTTGTGTAGGTACACATACTATGGATAAAAATGGTAAAACAATTTATATGCCTTGTAATACACATTCAGCTTACGAAGAAGCAATAAGCAAAACTTATGGTTATAATGATGATGAAGAAGATAAATACCATAAACCAAAAAAGAAAAAACCAAGAAAGAGTGTTTGTGTTTGTGAAGTAGATGGTAATTGTCAATGTGATACAGAATTAAAACATTTAACATTTGAAACAGAAATTAAATCAGATGCCAAAGGTGTATTTACAGGTTATGGTTCTATATTTGGTAATGAGGATCAAGGTAATGATATTATGCAAAAAGGTGCATTTACAAAATCATTAGAACAAAGACCAGCATCTAAAGTTAAAATGTTATATCAACACAAAACAGATGAGCCTATTGGAATATTTACAGATATGTATGAAGATTCAAAAGGATTATTTGTTAAAGGACAACTAGCAATGGGTACACAGAAAGGTCGTGAAGCATACGAACTTTTAAAAATGGGTGCGTTAGATGGTATGTCAATAGGATTTAAAGCAGATCCGGATAAACAAGGGTACAACGAAAATAAAAGAGGAGTGAGAACTCTTAAAGAAGTTGACCTTATGGAAATTTCTTTAGTGACTTTCCCAATGAATGAAAGTGCATTAATAGAAACAGTTAAAGGAAATGCTAAAAATATTCGAGAGTGGGAAAAAATCTTGCGAGATGCAGGAGGACTTTCTCGGACAGAGGCAAAGATAGGTGCGAAAGCATTATCTGAATCTTTAAACCAGCGAGATGCTGAAGATAAACAATCGTTAGCTGACTTGATTCTCAAAGTTGCTAACAAACTTAAACAATAACAAGAGGTAAAACATTATGGATAATAATGAAGTAAAATCTGCTGTTGAAACTCTTGGCAAAACTTTTGAGTCTTTCAAAAATACAAATGATGAAAGATTAAAACAGTTAGAAGCAAAAGGTAGTTCAGACCCTATCACAGAAGAAAAATTATCAAAAATCGAATCTGATTTAGATAAGTTCGCTGATTTGGAAAAATCTATCAAGCAACAAGCTGTTTCTCATAAAGAAAGTCAAGAAGCAATGGCTAGATTAGAAACTATTATATCAAGACCTGATTTTGGCAAAGGTTCTCCAGTAGAATCTAAAGCACAAAAAGTTTTTGATACATGGTTAAGAAAAGGCAAAGATGCTATGAGTCCAGAAGAAGTTAAAGTTCTTACTGTGGCTAATGACAATACTGCTGGTTATCTTGCTCCACCTGAATATGTGAGAGAAATAATCAAAGGGATTGTTGAGATCTCGCCTGTGAGATCACTTGCAAGAGTGAGATCAACTACAAACAGAAGCATTCAAGTTCCAAAAAGAACTGGCGAGTTTGCGGCTCAATGGGTTGCAGAACAAGGTGCTAGAACAGAAACTACTGGGTATGCTGTTGGGTTAGAAGAAATTCCTGCTCACGAGTATTACGCAATGGTAGATATTTCTGAACAAGAACTTGAAGACAGTGTTTTCAATTTAGAAGCTGAAATGAACGCAGAGTTCGTTGAACAGTTTGCTAAAGCTGAAGGAACTGCTTTTGTAAGTGGTAATGGAGTTGGCAAACCACAAGGACTACTAGAAAACGCAAATGTAAATAATGTTGCGAAAGGTGGTGCGGCTTTGGATGCTGATTCTTTAATTAGTGCCGCACACAACATCAAAGCTGAATACACAAGAAATGGTACATTCTTAATGAATAGATCAACTGTTTCTGCTGTAAGAAAGTTAAAAGATGGTGGTGGTGCATATATCTTCCAACCTGGATTATATCAGATGGGAGTAGGCTCTAACATTTTGGGACACCCAATCGTTGAAGCAACAGATATGCCTAATGTAGCAGGTGGTACTAAACCAGTCCTATTCGGTGACTTTAGAAGAGGTTATATGATAGTTGATAGAATTAATTTATCAATTATGAGAGATCCTTTCACACAAGCATCAAGTGGGAATGTTAGATATCTTGCAAGAAGAAGAGTAGGTGGTCAAGTAATATTACCAGAAGCTCTTACAACAATAACAACTTAATAATAACAGGAGAATAAATCATGGCGATATTTGATGGAAAATCAAGCATAGCAATTGACGAAAGTTTAAATGCTATCGTGAAAGATGCCGATACGAACTGTACTGGTGTTGATTCAAAAGGTTTCTCTAGTGTGACTCATGTTGTAAATGTTGGTGCTAATGGAATTACTTTTAGCACAACAAACAAAGTTGAAATTGAACTAGAAGAATCTGACGACAATGTGACATTTACAGATGTGACTAGCAACACTTCAGTTGTTGGTGGCACAGTAGGTACGAATGGACTTTGGCAAACTATTGATGCTGATGGCGACTGTAATGCAGTTTATGCTATCGGTTATGTAGGTGGCAAAAGATACTCTAGAGTAGTTTTAAACTTTAGTGGTACACATGGTACAGGAACTATATTTGGTGTAGTTGGAGTAAAAGGAAGACCTTTATCGGCTCCTACAACTTCACAAGCTAACCAATAATAAAATTAATCTATATTAGTAGATTATATTGTAGGGGGAGGAAAGCGAGAGTAGAACTTCCCCTACTCTTACAAAATTTTAAAAGGAGGAAACATTATGAAGATTAAAATGAATCAAAGTGTAGAAGCAAGTGCTAATGCAGATGGATCAGCAACAATGATGTATGAAGCAGGTCAAGAATATGATATGACTAATAAAATGAATATTGCTACTATATTATTAAATGCAGGACAAGCAGATAAAGCTATTGCTAAAACAGAAAAAAAAGTAATAGAAAAAGTAGAAAAAAAAATAAAAAAAATATTTGGTAAGAAAAAGAAATAAGGATTTATAATGAGTGGATTAAAAGTACACACAGCTTGGACTACTTCAGCAGTAGCAACATCAGAACAAAAATCTTTTATGAGAGTTGATTTTAATGATGATGATACTTTGATTGGGGAACTTATAAAAGTTGCACAAAATAATGTTGAAGAATATACTGGTAGAGCAATCACTCAACAAACTTTACAATTATTTTTAGATAAATTACCATATTATGTAGATGAAAAGTTAAGGGAGGGTGTTTATACTGCACCTGATATTAATTATAGTGCAGATTTTATTGTTCTCCCTAAACCACCAGTGGCTAGTATTACACATGTTAAATATTATGCTAATGATAATACTGCTTCAACTTTTGCGGCAAGTAATTATTTTAGTGATGTAGATTCTACACAAGCAAGAGTAGTTTTAAAAAATGGTGTATCGTGGCCAACTCTTACTGAACTTAGACAAGGTAATGCTTATGAAGTTCAATATGTTGCAGGTTATGGTAATAGTGCTAGTGATGTACCAACACCTATAATTCAAGCTATAAAATTATTGACTACACATTTATATGAGAACAGAGAGTTAGTGACTCAAATGAGTGCTAATATTATTCCTTATACAGTTGGTCAATTATTACAACCTTATAGAGTTATTAGATTGAATAATATATTAGGAGGATAAATGCCAAGTGTATCTAATATAGGTAAG